TTCTGTTTGTTCTCTCAAACTATAAGTAGATTGATCTTCTTCGTAAATGCCCCCTGCAAGTCCGTCCATCTTAACTAATGATTTAAGATCGCCATATCCTGGCAGTATGTTTCTAATCGTGCTACTTCCTTTTTCGCGCGAATACTTAGCAGCATAAGAACGAGAACGTGCTCCTGCAGGTCTTTTGTCCACATTAACCGGATGATAAACTTTGCCTCTCGACGCCGGCGTTAAACGTGGCGCTTTACGCGAACCAGGGGGAACTGCTAAAAGTGCCGATTCCTCACCACCGCCGGCTTCCGGGGCCTCAGCCTCAGCAGCAGGCATCTCTTCTGGCGCGCCCAGATCGCCACCAAGTTCGGCGCCCATGTCCATGCCGGCTCCCAGATCGCCGGCGGGTGCGGCTGCGCCTTCAGCGGCGGCAGCTTCGGCAACTTGCTGTAATGAAGCGTCATGAATACGATCATAATACATTTCTCTTTGATTACGAATAAACTCTTCATGAGACATTCCAAACATATGTTCAGCAACCCACCGACGTGAGAAGTAGCCTTCTGTTGCGCCGGCGGCAGTATCAAACTTCATCTTCCAATGTTCAAGCTCTTGGAGTTCGGCAATCTTAGAAGGATTGTTTAAGCTTAATTTAAATGAAAGTAAATCATCCCCTCTAAATCCCAATGTGTAAAGATGAATGATTCCAATTTTTGTTAACTCCGACACAACTACTCTTTGTAGTCTCTGAATAGTTCTCGCAAAACGAATGTCTTTCTGAGCTAATGTCGTCTTGTCTTCTTCTGCGCCTTCGCCCATTGTAAGATATGATTGTGGAATCTTAAGAGCAGAGAACAATTTATCACGGAGGTATTTAACATCATCAATCTGCGTCGTATTAGCACCACCAGCAAGGTTGGTGATATCCGTTCCAGATTGTCCCCCACGAACAGGAATAAAATAATCTTCTTCAATGCTCATTGGATTATAACGAAGATCAATTCTACCGGTGGAAGGATCTACAACACTATGTCGCTTAAGTTGAGTAACAATTTTTTCCATATATTGTTCAACTTCTTGGGGGGGAATCGCGCCAACGTCAATCTTGAACAATCTTCTTTCAGAAGAACGAATGACGCGATATGCCATCATGGCATCTTCCATAAGTGTCAATTGGCGCCAAATACGCCGTGCTGGTTCTAAAATAGATGTACCATAAGGGGCATACTTATCATTTCCTAAAATTCTAAAATGAGAAATCTGCCAGTTTTCAAAAGTCATTCCAGCGGTGTTCCACTGATATTGGATATAATTTGGATTTGTACTGTCCATTCCTTCTAATCTTTCAACTTCTTGAGGTGGCAGCGCAATAACCGACTTGACACCATACTTATCATCAATATCTAAGTATAAAAAGAAATCGCCATATTTGGACATCGTGCGGCACCAACCAAATAAATTATAATCAAGATTTAAAACACTACTATAAAGCACATCTAGAACCGCGCGCAATTCTTCATTGGGACATTTAATATTTAACATTGGACGAAGTTCTGAATAAGTTGTCATTTCATCTGAATAAATATCCATTGTAGATGCAATCTCTGGCGTGTATTCCATTTGATCAAAATCGATATATCTCTCAGAACGTCGCTGGTTGGCTATAGCATTAGATGAAATTACATCTAAGGGGTTGTATAATGTTTTCTTGAACTGCTGACCTGAAGCAGTTTTAAAACGAGAAGAAAACTTATCTAAATGTTGTCTTCTAATTCTTCGTCCGGACTGAGATCGGTAATTGATAATCGGACCAGAAAAAAGCCGGGTTAAGGCTTTAAACAAATCAGATTGTGGGTTGTGGGGGTTCTTTCCTTTCGGTGGCATTTATTTTCTCACTTTATAATCCATTTATATTGTTCATACATTTGCTGTGCATCATTCATTTTATCAAGAACGTTATCTTTTTTGTAGCCTTCTTGTCCTCTTATCTTCGTATTAAATGATGTGCTCGTTGTTTTTATAGCACTCAAAAATGCTTTTTGATAATTCAATTCTCGCGCATTTGCTTGAAGTGCGGTGTCGCGAACCCAACAACCTATAGCAAGTGCCATCACCAAATCATCATGATAGCTTTTCATAGCTTGTGGTTTACCATTTTTCCAAATAAAAGTTTTCATTTCGTTTACTAGTCGTGAAGAGTATATCTTAATTAGTTTGTTTCTGATAAACTCCTCTAATTTCGCGACGATAAGGGGGCGAGTTTTCATAGATGTTGTAAAACCAGGAACAGCGCTATTTCTTATTTCAGCTTGGTGCTGTTCAATATATTCATGTGTTGACTTAATAGAATAATAAATATTTGGATATTGGTGCTCTATGAGCTTATCCAATACTGTATAACCAATATTATTATTTTCAACAACAAGTAAACATCCTCCATATTCTCTGCCTACTTGATTAAGCATATTTGCATACATATCTGGTGTTGGTTTTCCCTGGTACTCTCCGACAATCTCCAATGTTTCTAATTTGAGAATATGAAAAGTAGAATAATCGGCAGCATCTCCGCGTGCCACATCAACCACCATCAAATAATTACTAGTAGGATCATGTTCCTCCCAAATCCAAAAGTTACGATCAAAGCCTGTACGATATTTAGGCTCTCTAATCTGAGATAATAACCATTCCATATCGTCTGGATCAATAACTGTTTCTCCAGAAGTATTAAAGTTGCATTGTAACTCTTGCGCAATCTGGCGCTTAGACATGTTCCTAGTTTCTTTTTTATACCACTCTTCATCTCTGTCTGGGTGTACATCCCACATCAATGTCGTTAAATTAAAGTTATTGGCGCCGCCTTCTGCGTCAACGCAGGTTTTATGAAACCAGTTTCCTACCCCATTTGGTGTTGATAGAGCAATGCATCTACCACCAGTTGACAACGTAGGATACAGGCCTGTCCATAGTTCTTCAAGGTTCTCAATATGAGCAGCCTCATCGAGAACCAAAAGAGACAACGCTTCTGAACGTCCAGCATCCCCAGAGGTAGATGCCGCTTTAATAGAAGAACCATTAGAAAGCTCAAAAGAAGTTCTATTATCCACGTCGATAGTGGCGATCTTCAGCCAATCTGGAATGTTTCTCATAATACCTTTGACTTTCTTAACCAAGTTTCCTGCTGTCGCAAACTTTGTAGCCATAACAAGAATGGCCTTATCTCGATGAAATAACATCATCCATACGATATAGCCAGCCGTAATAGTAGAGATGCCAAGCTGACGAGCTTTTAGAATCACATTAAAGCGGTAGTCATTAAATTGATCAAGAAGATCATCTTGAAAATCATATGTATCAAATAATATCAGCCCGTGCATCGGGTGAGATATACGGGCATATGTCTTTAAAAAATAAGCAGGTTCTTTACCGCACTTTAATATTTCTTTTACTTTGTCTTTTTTCGATAATTGAAAGCTCATTCATTTTTATCTTCGTTCTTCTTCTCGCTCAATAATCTCATCTGCTGCTGTTAAAATTCTATCGCGCATGCGCATGGCTTCGTCATGAAGCTCTTCATCATATTCTGCCATCCACGCATCCCTCGGAGGACCTCCCTGGCCTTCAACAGTGTCAGCTAACAAATCTTCAAGAATCTGGGAAATAGCTTCTGACATTTCTTCTTCCTTTGTGGTTGGATACTTTTCCATATCCAATCCGTGAGCAAGAACGTCTTCTTCTGGCACACCAGTTCTAAACTCGATCTCTTTCACGATCTCTTCTTGGATGATTTCTTTTATTCTGGATTTAGATATTTTCATTTTTTTAATTGCCGCCACCGCGCGTTGGTGTCCAGGACATGTTCTGCATCTGTCCTAAATACTCTCTCGCCGTATCACGATCAATTCCCAGAGACTCGTATCTGCCGAACAATTTACCTACCTCTGACTTTAACATTTGTCCTATTTTATCATGCCCAGCCGAATATTGTTGCTGATCGGTTTGTGGTGTCGTATAAAACATAAATGTTGGGACAACTCCGCGTTCCGACAAGGTGCGGCCCGAACCATCATGGGCAGCTTCACCTCCATATTTGGCGCCTAGGCCTCGAAGAAGACGGCGGATGTTCGCGCCCTGGAGTATTTCATGCATTTTAGATTGTATTGCCTGTTTACTACCTGGCGGTAGTTCCCCTGGTAGCGACAGCTGCCAAAATTCTGGTGCGGTGGAATCCTGAGATTCAGCCTCTGCACCAGGAACTTCAGCCTCTGTTAAAGTTTCCATCTTCTCATCCATAAAATATCGTGGATCGATAAATTTCTTGTTCTTTCTAATGCGACTCATTTTGTTTCTCCTTTAGGTCGAGTATCGTTCTTCGGGCGCTTGTCTTTCCAGCCGCCCTGATCAAGAAATGTTTTCCAGCTAGTTTCCAGAAGATCCTTAGATTCGGGATCGACGCGCATCTCTTTATCAAAGCCGCCAACCTTATAGTGCTTCTTCGCAAGGACCCAAGAACGCACACGAGAGGCGCTTTCAACGCGAACGTCTACCTCTCCCTCTGCGGTTAGGCTGACACTCTTTCCTGTAATTCTTTTGTATTCTTTCTTTAGCCAGTTAGAAATTTCAACTAGGCGGCTCTCAACATCGCTTTCAAAACCAGAGGCATAAACTTCTTTTAGCTGTACATCAGATTGATATGTCAAACACATCATGTCGCCGTAGAACACGACGCCAAAGCCATCTATAATTCTCTTATCAAGAATCATATCCCCTTCTTCTCTCTGAAGCCCTGCTTTTAAAGGTTCTCCATCTTCTGTCAAGGCACCATCATAAGCGTTTGCTGCTGCTTGTGACAGGCCTTGAACTACATCATAAATTGAAACTGTGTCTTTTTTCTTAGCCATTATTTATTTCCTTCTTTTTTTGGTGCGACGTTCTGCTACGGGGGCGGCCGGTGCTACGGGGACGGCCGGTTCTGCGGGAGCAGCCGGTTCTGCGGGAGCAACTTTTTCAATAGCAGTCTTAACACGATTCAAAAGTGTCAACATCGCTGAGTTCATTTGATTACCCGGCTGAGAGATTAGTTTTTCCAAAGCTTGTAATGTTTCCATAGCTTGAACTTCTGTCGGGCTCATTGAGCCTACTTTTGACCTACGAACAGCTTGTGTTCCTAAGTCCTGTTGAACTGTTTTTCTGTCCTCGTTTAACGGTTCCATCTTCTCGTCCATAAAATATCGTGGATCGACAAACTTCTTATTCTTTCTTGGTCTCATTATTTGGCCTCCATCCTTTTAGCCATCTCTCTTCTCTATCTTCTACATATTGTATATAGCAATTAAAGCAACAATCGAACTTAACTAAACAAACATCATCCATAGATTTTCTTGCGAACGAACTACAAATTGGACATGAACGTATAGCATCTCTATTAAGTAGTTTTTTTGATATCTTTATTCCATTAATGTCTACTTTTTCTTGAGACTCTGCATTTCGCTGTGTTTTCTGATAAAACTCTTTCATTTGTTGAAGATATTCTTTTTCTTTGTTCTCGTCCCAATTTGCTTTGGGGTTTTGAACTGCTTCATCTCCATACTTCTTTGATATCGCTTGTTCAACTGCAGCAATATGATTTAATTTATCTTTACTCATCTCGAAATGCTTTGTATGCTCCGTAAGTCACAGCAACGCCGCTAGCAATTCCGCCGGCATACCACGCCCATTTATTAGGAGGAGACTGTTTCTTAATCGTCTCTTGTAGTTTAACAATCTCAGCATCTTTCTGCTCAACAATTAATTTATATTCTTGGTCTAGTGCTTCATATCGAATGTTAAAGTTCTTTCTTTCCAGGTCGAATTCAGTGCCAACGATGTCTAGCTGATACTCTACTTCTATATCACATAACGATTTCCAGCCATCTTTTTCTGTCATAATGTTTGCAGCAGCTATCGGATCAAATAAAACACCCGCAAAGGGTGCTGGTTGTTGTTCTGCTAAAAGAGTAAACTTTCCATCGTTAGCATAAGCTGTCGAGGAAAATAAAAATAAAGCCAATATTCTATTCAACATAATCAAACCCAAACATAGATTCTATTTCTTCAATTAAGGCGCGCGGGTCATCAACAAAATCTTTAATGAATTCTTTTTGCTTTTTGTTTTTTAGCTTTTCTAATTCTTCTTTATCCATCTCATAGCGTTCTTCTATGTCTGCAAGTTGCTCTTCATATTCACGCAAAGCCTCTTCTCGTCTTTCTAATTCTCTTTTGTGAATCTCTTGAAGTCCCTCAATCTGATTCTGTAGGCTTTCTTGCGTTGTTATATATGCGCTTTCAAGTTGCCCATAGTCATAACGCATTTTGCCTATCACTAACAATAGGCAAATTACGATTAAGATTTCTTTCCAATTTTTTCTAGCGAACTGTAGTATTGTTGCTACATTCATCAAGCACCCTTGAGTTTCGCAATTGCATCAATGATACCTTGGCCGCCAAGATACAAACCGGAAATAATAACCCAGTCAGCAGATTCAAGATTTGCTGTGAGCATTAGCCCAGTCGCTGTAATCCATACTAAAAGCTTTCGCGAGATTGCTTTCTCTAGTACCTTGTCAACTTTACCTTTAATCATACTCATCATTCGTTACTCCTATTTTTCTCTTTCTGGCTTCCAACCAGTTTTTCTTTTTGTTCCATAAATATATGCGTTTTGGCGCTCCTCATCTTTTGGAAATTTCTCTTTCGCTGTCTTTGTCAAACTCTTTTCCATCTTCTTAAGCGTCTTTTCAGAGGGCGCTTTCTTTTCATCAATTATTTCTTCCATAACAACACCAAAAGTATTCTCCACCATTTCTCTAATCTCAGCATGCCCATATCCAGTTCCATAAAGACTCATTATCGCCTCTTCTAATTGTATTTTCCAATCGGAAATAGTGTTATTCTCTTCTTTAAGTTCTGCTGGCGCTGGCCGGCGGACTGGAGGTGTGCGGTACCGACCCATAATTTTTTGACCTATGCCTGTTGAAAGCGGGGATGTTCCCGTCATGACTGCTGATAAATAATCAACACTAACATCTAAGTTTTCTATCCCTTTTAATAGCTTTTCAAGCGCGCCTGTGATATTAGAATCTTTGCCGGCACTATCAAAGATACTTTCTTTGATAATCTTCTTAAGTTGTTGTTTAGTAACTTTCATTTTTCTCTAAATCCTTCTCATTAATTAATGGAATTTGTATACGATCTAACTTTCTCAGTCTCTTTTGAACTCGTACATCATCAGGTAAATAGTTCCTAATGTCTTCTATAACACCCTCCATTTCATAAACATAATCTAAGAATTTATAAATATCATCCAGGTCTATCTCTTTAGGATGCTTGATGTGTTTCCTTCTATCTATTAACTTCTTTTCTGAATCATATGGGAGGATAATAAATTTCTTGGGTTCTTCAACTTTCTTCTTATTGGTAAACATATGCGAATCCGTCTTTCTTATCAATAACGATTTGCATATCGACGCAATCTTTGAGAGAATCGAGATGCGAAATGAGTAGGACATTTTTAAAGTATACCTTAACTAGATCTAAAATACGAATGAAACCTTCCATGTTTTCTTCATCTAACGCGGTTCCTGGTTCGTCAAGAATGAAGATGTCGCCTTTTGGCAACGAGGAGACAGACAATAAGGCTAAACGAATAACCATAGCTCCCATTGTTTTTTCTGCACCTGATGCCATTTCAATTGGTCTTTCGCCATGTTTCGGATGCTTAATGAAAATATCAAACTTCTTTCCAGAGTCTTCAAAGAAAACTTCAAACTCTACAATGTTTGCAAGAACCTTTGCAATTTCTTGATTGATAACCGGAAGCTGCTTTTTAATAATATCATATGCCACACCGCTTGAGTGCATACATTTCATATATAGATCATACGCTGAATACTCTTCGCGGAGATTATGAAACTCTTCTTTGAGTTCTCGCAAAGATGTTAGCTTTTGTTCAAGAGAACCATGAGTCTTGTATAATTCTAAAACCTCTTCTTGGCATTTTTCTAGCTTTGTTTGTGTTTTCTTTTCTTGTGTTAAAAGACTTCTCTTATCTTTCATTAAATGTTCAAGGTTTTCAATTGCTTCTTTGTTCTCTTCATATGATTCAACATCAACAGTTAACTGAGATATTTCATTTTGAAGCCTTTCAAAAGAAACATTGTTCTTCTCTATCTTCAGCTTAACATCTGATAGTTGAGTTTCAATCTGTCTCTTTCTAACTGTGACCTTCTTGTGTTTATCAATTAAATCATAGGTTCTTTTTGTCTCGTCGCTCTCAACAACTTCTCCAAGAGAGTCTAACAAGTAATTAAGATCTTGGACTGCCCCTTGAGATTCGGGGATGTTTGCCACCGCAACGTAAGCATCTTTAATAAACTTACATTTCGGATATTGATCGCCGCACGGAATATCATCTAATAGATTTGCTTTAAGATTGTTTCTTTTTAAATCTTCTTCTGCTTCTTTCAGTTCTTGCTGTTTTATAACAAGCTTGTCTTTTAACTGTGTTAGCTGTTCTTCTTTCTTTAATAACTCTTCGATATCAATGTTGCCCAGGAGTTCTGCAGCCTTGAGAATTAGTAGTTCCTTTTCTTCTTGTTCGTCCGATAAAGCCTCATTAGTCGACTTTAAAGCCTCAGATTGGATTTTCTTATTGCGCATATCTTCTCTAACCGTAGCAATATCAATAATCGTTGCCGGGATAGAATCGATTAACTTTTCTAATTCGTTTAGTTTTGCTTGCTTTTGTTCAATAGTCACTTGTAACAAATTGCAAGCCTTTTCTTGTTTTGTAAGACGCCTTTTGTTTTTCCGCAAATCATCTGAAGCTTCTGTGATTTCGTCATCAAATTCTCTTTCTTCTAGTCTTTTTAGGGCGCCCTTTAAATCAATGCTATCTTCCTTGGCTATCTTAAACTTTTGTTCAAAAATCTCTAAGTCAAGAAACTTAGCGATAATTTCCTTCCGACGAGTAGATCCCTCATCAATAAACGATAACGAGCCGTGCTGTGCCGCCATCGAAGACATCAAAAAGTCTTCCATAGTACCAAATTGCTTCCTGATAAGCTTATCCGTTTCATTGCGGGTTAAGCCATTTAAGCTGGTGGTAGAACCTAAGATTTTATCATAACATTCAAAATTTAGTTCCGTCTTTGCCTCAAGCGTTTCTTCGCCTTTAAGTCGTTTAATATACTTTTCGGACGCGCGTTCAATCGTATAAGTCTCATTTCCTACATTAATTACAACTTTTCCCGATGCCGTGGGTTTATTCTGATTAATAACATTTAAATTCTTTCTTTCGTTTTTAGATGTTGAATTAAACATAGTGTAAAGCATAGCATCGATAATGCTACTCTTCCCAGAAAAGTTCTTTCCAAAGACTCCAATAACGCCCGACATGTTAGAAAAATCAATTTTGTTCTCTCCTCCGTAATTAAATAAGTTGTCCCATTCAAAAGTATCTAGCTTCCAGTTAATATTTCTAGAGATTTCTTCCCCTTCTTCAACAATTGAGCTATATTTTTTGTTGAGTTCAAGGACCTTGTGCATCAATGCTTCTTCAACTTGATAATCTTTTAAATATTCTCGAATCAACTCTTCTTGAACTACGGGGTCTCGTAAGCTCTCTGTCTTAAGCGTTTCCGCTATTTCATCAACATTGCCACGATCACCCGCAGCACGATTCAAAAACGTTATCGATTCGGGCTTAAATCTATACTTGGCAATATTAATCGCCTTCTTCATCACGCTCAATGGTAGGTTATTGTTGCTCACCAACCGTAAACGCGCATTGGGTGGTACGGTTATATGGCGAGGCATTCTTCCCTTTGGTGTAAGCTCGATAGTCATGAACGGCTTTGGATTCTTAAAAACAATTGGCTCTACTTCCCAATTGTTTTTTGATTTGATATCCCAAAGCAGAATACCCTTATCGTTAGTCTCGCCCTGATTCTGTTGAACCGTAGAACCGGCATACCAAATGCGCCCCTCTTTATCTAAGAACTGACGACGATGAATATCTCCGAGCATTGTGAAATCAAACTCATCAAAAATAGTTATTTCATCATCACCATAGCTCATTGTCCAGTTTGTATCTGTTTTACATTTACTGATTGAACCGTGATAAAGTGCGATATTTATCTTATCGGAATTAGAGGGCCCAACCCAGTTGTCTCGATCAAAAACAGAAAGCACATTCAAACTAAACTCATCGTTTAAATGCGTCTCGCCTGAATTTTTTAACAAGTGAAGGCCAGGTAAATCAAGAGCGTTGACAATAGGCGTAAGCGCATCTTGTCTGCTACTGTTCTTTAGATTGCCATCGTGGTTGCCGAGAATAATATATGTCGGCGCAACACTAGCAAGGTTCATAAAAAAGTTCGAACACATCTCCACAAACTCCGGAGAGATCTGTGTCTTCGTGTGCGCTATGTCCCCACAATGAACAATGCAGTCTACTTTTTCTTTTCTTAAAGTCTCATACAATTCATCAAATATAATTCGATATTCGTAATGGAACTTTAGGTTTTTAATGTGGGTGTCAGATATATGTGCAAATCTCACATAATCACCATATTATCCGAACACAATGGTGGTGAATGCGCCCCCAATCCAATAAACTAAAGTAATCATAATACTATCAAACAGAACTCTTTGCAAAAAAGAAATCATCTTTTTACCTCCACTCATAATATATCACATCTATAGAAGCTTTGCAAGTTCTTTCTTGATAATTGTTTTCATTTCTTTCCATGTTGTTTGTCCAAGCGGAATGCTTATATCCTGTGAGGGGTATGAGTCAAGTGGTGTCTCTCCTTGTATTTGTGGCGGCTCTATATCAGGGCTCGCAGCTTTTGCTTGGCGTGTTTGTAATAGATCGTATGCTACGCTCCACTCAGGCGGCAACATCATGCCGCGTTCGCCGGTTTCGCCGCCGGCATCAAAAAACGAAAATAAAGGTTCGCCACCACCACCATATGCCCAGTACATAGAGGAGCCAGGTTTGCCTCCCATCACAAGATCCTCTAATCGCTGATCACCTTTTCCTCCAGGATCATCTAAATAAAATGCCCTCAAAAGCGTTTCATAGTCTGCCTTTGTCATGCCTACAAACGGCAACACTTCATTATCACCAATCTGCTCTGCTGGAACATATCCAAAATCTTCCTGTGGTAAGCCAAATCCACCAGCTATGTCCTCGTGAGCATTGTTCCAATCACCAATGTGAGCAAATTGAAAATCTTCCATCGCCTGCTTCGTATCGCCTACGGGTTCTCCAACTGCTGCACCTGTTTCAGCATCAGGTATCGTGGCAATGTCCATAAAACTTTTGAGTCCTTTAACTTTTTCACCGGAAGCCTGCATTGCAGAACGAAAAGCGTCACCTTCTTGTCCTCTTTCTTGCGAATAAGAAGCGTATTTTCCACCAAACATGGTACCACCAATTAGGAGCGCTCCAAGCCCCAATATTCCTGCAGCACGTTTCCAGGAATCAGGCATATCTTCTGCAAGAAGCATTTGTTTCACTTGCTCTTCCAGTTGGTGGCGCATGTGATTCTTAACTTCTTCTAAAACAATTTCTCTAAGTTTTGCTTCAGAGATTATCATTTTTTCTTTTCTCGATATCTGGAAGTATGCCAGTTATATTTCGGGCTTTCTTTTGGTGCGCTAAGGCGTAATACTTCTTCTTCCTCTTCTTCGGGCCAATCTTCTTGATCCTCGCGGTGTCGATCATCCATCCACTCAGCATCTGGATCTTCTGGTTTGCCTTGGGATGATGTATCAACCAAATCGGTTACCAAATCCATAATATCTTCACGAGAATAATCTAGGGCTGCCAAAGAATCAATAGCCGACAGAAGCGCACGTTCCGCCTCAACATCCGCGCCAGAACGTCCAGGCGGTTTCTTAACGTGAGAGGGTAACTCATCCTTTTCAAGATCATACCAATCGGTTTCTTTTAATATCTCTTCTTTAATAAGTTGTTTAAGTTGTTGTTTTGTGATTTTCATAAATTAATAAACTCCATATAGTTTGCTTTGTTTTGTCATTTCCTCTTCAAAATTGATAGCATCAGTTAGAGGTTTATATTCTTGTTCAAATTTTGTGCGATAGTGCTGGCCAGGCTCATAGAAAATATCTGTATTCGACTCATAATTTGCACGTGCGGCATCGTCCTCATCAAAATTGGTAATCTCTATTTCCAGTTCAGGAAACTCGTTGACTACATCTTGTGCCATGGAAACTTTTTCTTCAACATAGCCCTCTCTTAATACCTTAGAAAGCTCTTCCTTGATAATCTTTTTAAGTTGTTGTTTTGTGATTTTCATAGTTCTTGTTCCCTTTCCATTTCAATAGCCTGAGAGAGATGATCAGCAAAAGCTGCATATACATCTTCTTCGCTTTTGATGAGCCCTTCTTCTTGAAGAAAATTCGCTACTTGAAATATCATATTTTTAAGAAACCCTGGTTCCATCAATTCTTGAGTCCACGCCTCACCAATAAGATCATACATATCATCTTTGGAATTTAATTCCTCGGGCTCTTCTTCAGGCTCTTCTTCTCCATAACCCGCACGTGCGAGAACGTCAGGCGGGAAGTTCTCTCTCGCTCTCCCCATAAGTCCTCCAGCACTTGGGCCGGGACCAACAGGCTCGTGCGCCTCTTTTAAAAACTTTTTCCAACCTTCAAATAATAGTTTCATTTTATGCTCCTATCTCTCTCATTATCATACGATACATTTCATCAGCCAGTCCATCTAAATCGGGCATAACGCCAGTATGTCCAGTTCCAGCCAATGTGGATGGCAAATGTGGGTCAAGCCCACCCTCTGCCAATTCGACAACTATCTCTTGTAAATGCTGTCTTACGATCTGTATACCCTGGTCGGTGCCAGATGGAGAAGGCATCATAGCTGCCTCCTCACCGGTAAGCTCTTTTAAAAGCTCTTCTTTAATAATCTTTTTAAGTTGTGTTTTTGTGATTTTCATTTTAATAATCCATTCCTCTCGCCTCAAAGTCAGCTTGAAATATCCTACGTAGCCCGGTTGCTAGGCCATCTTCGCCCATTTCCTCTAAAATATTGTGGAGCTTGAATATGCTGTCTGGAAAATCGAGGTTAAATTTAACTTCAAATTTTTCAAGGGCAAGATCAAAAGCAGGCATGCTCATTCTATATTTGCCGGGCTCTACAAACTGCTTCGCAACAAATGACTCCATTCCTTCTTCTGACTGCGCTGTCTCAAGCTCTTCCTTAATAATCCGCTTAAGTTGTTGTTTTGTGATTTTCATTTTATTCACCAATCCCTAATGACTGAAGAGTTGTCATTCTGCTGGGTGGGTGCTCAGCTTGATCAGCGCCACTGCGATATTGATCGCGGCGGGCGCTTCTCCTCTCTCGGGATTTAGCGAGAAGAGGCATATATTGATGAATTAAATCATCTTTGATTCGTTGCAACTCATCAACAACATACTGAGAAGATTCTGAACTTTTCTTTAATTGTTTATCAATTAAGCCAACAATGTCGCCGGCATATCTGCCCTGGATATCTCCTCTATTTATAAGTGGCTCCAGAGCGTCTAACAGTTTTTCCGGCGTTCCGACATCATTGGGAAGACCCATATCCATCGGAGGAACACCTTCTTCATTTAAAACGTTTTGTAACTCTTCTTTAATAATCTGTTTAAGTTGTTTCTTTGTGATTTTCATTTTATTGTTCCTATCTATAGCGGTGAGGCTCATCAGAGCCGCCGGCAAGTTCGACATGTCCATCTTCAAATTCTACAGCTAGCTTGCTTATATCTCCTCGGGGATAATA